AAAATCTGGGCGCGGGCAACAGCGAAGTTCTCCTCGGTGCCTGGGATAACCGTGTAAGTCTTGGTATTTAGGTTATGGGTGATCGTGTATAAACCAAGACTGGCTCTAAGCGACGTCCACCCTGTAGGAAGCCGCGCCTTCGTACCGTTCCCAAAAATCCGCCCATGAACCGTATTCCCGTCGTGCCGTGCGATTTTCGAGTTGAAAGTGACGACACCGGTATCTGATACGGAGAGTCGTTCGGTGACTGTCGCGACTGTATCAGCCGTCCCCGACGGTGCGTTTAAAAAACGGATTCCGCCTAATGCCGATTCGATAATCGTAGCGTTAGTGGTGCCACGGTACCGCCACGATGTGCCGTCGTACCACAAATTATTTACAATATAGGAAACTCCGGACGATCCTTCGACGATCGAATTTTGCGCGCCAACATCGACCCCGCGCCAGGTGGACGGCCACGCGGGCATTGCCTCCGGGCCAACTTTAAAAGTAGTGTTAATAGCCCCCCCATTCGCCCTCTCATACTTCGTCACAATCCAGTTACCCGCACCAAGGCTTCGTGCTTCGTAACGGTCATCGGGCGCCGTGGTGATGTTTGCAGCCCCTGGCAAAATCAGCGAAGTTGCGTTATGGGTAAGCGTCAATATTCCAGTAAACCTACCCTTGCGATTAATCCCCTCGGCAATCGTACCGAAGCCAGTAATCGTGGTTGTGCCCGATATATCGACGTTCTCAGACGCAGCCGCGCCGATAGCGGTGGATGTGGCAGAGGCGACAATAACTGTGGGGGCAGCAACAGTGTTGGCGTGTAGCTGCGCAATGAAAGCGGCATGGGCGCGTTGGTAATCGTCCAGGCTGGCGGGTGATTCTGATCCGGCAGGGCTGTTGCTGGCTATCGTTGTGGATAGCTCGGTAATGAGTGTGGGAACTGGCATATTTTTCCTTATTGCTCAAGCGCATGGTAAAATGCGCAATTGCGTATTTGGTGATGGAATGGTTGCTTTCGATCCTGTGTTTTTAGGTTATCTTGTCGCACTTTTCGTCCTAGCAGTCATTGATCGGCTATTGTGAAAGTAGCCCGCCACTTGCCACCATGCCAGGCAGCAACAGGCCGTTCAGCAGCGGGGGGCGCGGCTCTATTTTGAGAAGCCCCGGCTGATAGTTTGCAGCCTGCCGTTGCCGCAACGAAACTTCGATGTTTTTCAGCGACGGCCCCGCCAGTGGGCCAACTACCGGGATTTTGTTCAATAAATCCATGCCTCTCCCAAGCAGCAGCGCCCCGCTGTTGGAATTATTCACAGCTGACCCAACAGGCTGTGACATCATTAAAGAAGCCACCCTGGCATTGGTATTGAGTGCGTGTAGTTCTTCGGGGGAGAAAATCAAAGCCAGCTTGTCTTTTCCTATGGCATTTAAAGCCCTATTAAACGCCGCCTGGCTGAATTTTCCGGTTTCGTCGGAAGCCCCACTAAGGGCTTTATCCTTTAGGTGGCCTAGAATTGCCTCTTTTATAGGCGCTACGCCCTGCGGCCCGACTTGCTGCATCACATCCTTTGCTTCTTTGGCCGTGCCGCCGATGATGTAGCTTTGAGCTATCCGCACAGGATCGCTTGTGCGCCCATCAGACAAAACCGACCGAACCAAAGGAGAAGAGTCTTCATAGCTATAAGCCGCGCGGGTTGCGCGTCTTGCTGCGTTTACCGCGTCTATAGCCCCCGTGGCTGCGTCATCAACCCCACGCATATGCGATGCCACGCCCTGGTTTACTAGCGCGTTACCGCCAGCCTGAAAGCCTGCTGGCATTAAGTCCCCGTCGCGCATGACGCGAGCCGCCAAACTTGCCGCAGCTCCCTCATTGCCACCCCTCGCCGCTTCATTGGAAAGCATGGATTGCAGGTTCTTGTAAGCCTGTGGCGTGAATGGCTGCCCCATCTGAAACGCCTTTATGTAATTGCTGATCTTTGGGTTCATAAAGGGCATCAATCCCTCGCTATCCAAAGCTGCGTTAACGTCGCTCAGCACCCCCGCGCTGATGGGCTGTTTGTAGCCTGGGGATGCTTTAGCCGTATCCCACAAAGACTGCTCTGAGCCGCGCAACCCGGCCTGCTTGCCGAAGATGGAGCCTGTAACAGCTTCGCCAGCCCTCTGCACATCGCCACGGTTAGCCCCCAAGTCGTTCAGGTTCCGAATCATCTGCGCATTATTGCGGTTCTGGATCATCGCCATACCATGCAACGAGTCATCCGCGCTGTTCGCCCCAACCTTGGCAAGATTCATTTCGCGGGTAATCTGTACCGGGTTCTGGCTAATCATCCCGCGTGTCGGCGTGGCACCAACGGTCTTGAAGTCGGCCAGCCGTGATACGGCCTGCGGGTCTAATTGCTTTCCAGTTTTTAGTGATGCGGCGAGTTCGTCGCGCAGTTGGCGCTGCACTTGCCCCGGCAATTTGCTGTAATCTACGCCCGCCCTTCCAAGAGTTTCCGTTAATTTAATGTCAATTTGATGGGGGTTTAATGCGGGGGCCAAAATGCGCCGACCAGCGTTTGCCACGCCACTGGCTGCGCTCGGCGTAAGCCCTCCAGCCACGCCACCTAGTAGTGATGCGCCAGCCTGCATCAAGCCATCGCCGCCCGCTTCGCGCGATGCCCCGCCAGCCAGCCCAGCGCCAGCAGCGGCCCCGAGTTGCTGCGTCGGGTTGGCCGCCATGCTGGCGAACACCTTCCCGGCCACGCCAGGGATTGCAGACGCAGCCTGCGCCCCGCGAAGCATCGCACCACCGCCAGTAACCAACCTGGACGCATCACCGATTACCCGCTCGTTAGCGCCTTGCGGCCTTGGCAGACCCAGCCAGTCAGCCAGCGCCGACGCCTGCTCTCCGGTTGGCCTGACCTTAACCCCCGCGCTGCGCATCAGTGCGGCAACAGGCTCCGTGAATATTTGCGCCGTCTGCGCTGGCCCTTCCAGCGCATACCGGGCAGTTAAGCCCAATTGACGCGGAAGGCTGTTTATAGCCTTACCTGCCGTGACAGCAGCGGGCTTTTCTGCTGGCTTGATTGACATGAAGCTTGCCTTGATAGCGCCCTCCATGTCAGCGGCAGACATTCCGTCAGGGAATTCAATAATCTGGCCGTTAACCTCAACGTTTTGCGCCATTTATTTCACCTGCTCAAGTTTGCGGGTTTGCGGGTTCCACCGCATTGTTGCGGCTGGCGATTGCGCGCCTTCCAACCCTTTTATTTGCGCACGCTTTGTTTGAATAAACGACCGAAGAACGGCGTCCTTCTCTTCAGGAGATGCGTTTGGGTCGCCAAGAGTTGCCTTTAGAGAATCGCCTTCCTTTGCGGTGAATGCAGCACCAAAAGTTGACCGGAGCAAAGGCAGTATTTCGTTATCTACTTTTGAGATATATTCTTTCCTTGCAACAGACCCCTCGCCCGCGCTCATACCGAGCTGACGGCGTACTGCATCAACGCCCTGCCCGGTCATTGTGTAGGTGGCTTTCTTTCCGAGTGCACTTAAATCAGCCGCTACTTGCTCAAGCCCTGGCAGTGATGTTTTTAATTCTTTCAACTTAACTGTAGATTCACCCTTTGCTTGGCCTACTTCTTGATTTGACGCTTTAGAATAGGAAATTTCACCCTGCAAGCCTGGCGAATACTGCGCCCCCTGAATTTGCTTGCCGTTCATAGACACAGGCTTTACTGTGTTCGTGTACGGGTTTACATTAAACGCATTGCCTTGCGCGTCAAATATTATCTGTCCACGTTGAGCGTCGGAGCTAGCGGGCGCGGGCTTCAAGCTGCGCTGATAATCCTGATATGGCACGTTTGGCACAATCGACCCATCATGGCCAAGCGAAAACGGCTGATTCGGGTTTTGCTCTTTTGGCGCGAAAGGCGCGGTGAAAATAGGCTGATTTGTGCGGCGGTCAAACACGGTTCCGCCCGGTGCGACATTTATTGGCGCGTCTTCTTTTTGCATTGCCTGCAACCATGCTGCGCCCTTTCCCGGGTCAACACCCATCAAGGCGCTACCGTAGCCCTGCGCGTCAAAGCTTGGCGGTGTAGCGGGGATGGGCGGCATGGGGCCAATATCACTAGGGATACCACCAGGCACCGCTGGTGCGCCAGGCCTGATGAAGTTTTGAGCAAGCGCAGCCACGCGATCCTCTCTTTCCCCTTCCTTGCTCCAACGATCCATCTGCATCTTCTGGAACGCTTGCGCCTGCGCGTCCTTTATAGTCTGTGCATTACGATCCAGCGCATTACCGTAGCCCATGATGCCAGCCATGCCAGCCCGCCCGATGCTGTTCAGCGGTTGTCCACGGCTAGCCCCAGCCAGACCACCGAATACGGTAGCAAGCAAGCCTTGGCCCTCTGGTGTGGCGATAAAACCGAGCAACCCTTTTTTATCGTCCGTCATGACCGCCCCCACATCTGCATGCGCTGCATGCGTGCCTGCCTCGCTTGGTTTATTTGATCTTGCACGTCCTGTTGGCTGGCTTGGTAAATCTGTTCCACTGTTTGCGGTCCAGCGGGGTTGCCTTGACTCACTTGCGCTGGAGGGGCTTCTTGGCCGGGGAATAGGCTGTTTATTGCTCCGACTGCACCTGCCGCTTGCCCTGCACTCTTCAGACCGCTCATGACTTGTGCGCCACTATAGCCAGAGCCAAGCAATCCACCAGTAGCAGCGGGGGCAACACCAGCAGCTCCAGTTTCGCCAGTCGCGCCGAGTAATCCCCCCCCAGCTGCTCCGGCACCTGCTGCTCCAGCCGCTCCAGCACCAGTTGCTCCAGCCACCACCGGAGCAGCTGCGCCAGCAGTCATGGCCGTCGCCCCTGCTGCCGCCGCCAATAACGCTAGCTTCTGCCATGGCGTCATTTCCCACCTCCGGTAGACACGGTATTCTTCGTTGGCTGTCCGCTAAGCAATCCGCCGAAAGCGCCCATCTGTTTGTAGGGCGCGTTCTGCTGATCTTGAAATTGCTGGTACGAGAAATCCTTCACCTGCTGCCCTTGGTCTTGCATCTGACCGCCCACCTTCATCAGCTGGCTTGCATCGGTGTAGGCCTGGTTCCCGTAGGTCGGCGCGATCTGTAGCGCGTTTAATTTATTTCCTGCGTTGATTTGTTGCGCCTGCATATCACGGTTCAACCCTGATTCAGCTAACTGCTGTTGCATGCCGTAATCCTGCATCCGCATGTTGCTGGCAATCTCCCCCATCTGGCGAGCGCCGACCTCTTGGATGCCTGAATTGCCAAATGATCCACTGGTGGCGTTGATCTTCGCCAAATTGCCCGCTGTGCCGAGCTGGGCCTTTTCAATGGCGGATTCAAGGTATGGGTTTGCCCCGGCATAGGCGTTAGTGCCAGCCTTCACGCCCCCGCCATCGCCTAGCACGCCTTGAATAGTGCTGTTGGCCTGCCGCATCGTCGGGTCTCCGCCGATCGCGCGGTTTTGGATCATATCAAGTCCGGCGTTCTGCGTGGCGTTAAGCCCTTCGAACCGCTGACCTTGGTAGGGCTGAAACCCGGCATTGTTTACCCTACCTGCGGCTTGTGTGGCGTAGTCGATTATCGGCGAAAATCGCGGGTCAATCGAGCTTGTAGTGGTTCGTTCGCCGCCGCCGCCGCTCATCTTGCTACCCCAGAGATTGTTTTCATATTACGCCTCATAGTCAACCGAAACTTCCAAGATATTATACACTGGTTTAAAGCCGCAAAGTGAACGGTAAAGCCGTTCCTGCGCCGGGCCTGCCGCACACCTGACTTTTGAACACCCCAAGTCCCTTGCAAGCTGCTTTAAAGGCTCAAAAAAATATTGGAATCCGCCGTTGTGCGCCACTAAGTCGGTAACGAACAATACCCGCATGTTTGGCAGTTGATCTACTCGAATCACACCCCAGCCGCGTACTGCTTCACCGCCCCACATCCTCAGCAAGGTGCGTTCGCCACGGGACAGTATCATCTTGAGTTGAGACCCTGTTATCTCCCCACCGGACACGTCACAAGCCTCTGATAGGCAGGAAGCGCCATCTGCCCATGCGCGGTCAATATGTATTGCTGGGACGGGTTGGAGTTCCATTTAAGTCCTGTAAAGTGTAATAGCCGTAGCTGAATCAATCCTTGCTTTCCATGTACCAGATACGTTGTTGATTATTGCTTTACCCGACAAAGTTATTCCCGTACCGGCGGCGAGAGTTACATCAAATGCCGCTGTGTTGACGATGGTAAAGTCAAACCAAGTACCAACTTGGTAACGGGGCAAAGCAGCCACGATGTTAGCTACCGTGTCTGTCGTGAGAGTACGAGCCACGGTTGGTGTAATCGTAAAAATCCCGTTATCAACTAGCTGTGCGGCAGTGAGTGTTGCCGCCGCATCAGCCAAGGCAACGACAGATTTAATCTTCATATGTGACTGAGTTATTGCGCCGTCGGCGGTAGTCCATGTCTCAGTAGGAATGCGGCTTTCTACCCACGTTCCGGGCGTACCGGCAGCGACACATCTCCAACCGCTAATCGCATATTTATTCGGCGCTGTCCCTAACTCTTCCGGTGCGGAATTGGTAACAAAATCCCCCCGCATCCATGTCCCCGTTGTTGGGGCAGATGTTGCAGCTTGGTAGCTGGCGGCAATCTTGCCCTCAGACAGCCCGTTGACCTGCTGTGCAATCTCCCGATACCATCTTGCCGTATCTGCATCGACGTTAGCGCGTGGCGTGATGTTTAGCTTCATGCAACACCCATCGGTTTAAGAGTTGCAGCCATTGCCAACACCCGGACATCGCCCGTCATGTCGACGCGTGCCCGGTGAAAGCGTGCGGCCTGTAATACGTCAAACTTTCCATCGTTTAGTGTGTGTGTGCTGCCAACAGTAAGCCCAGCGCCCTCGGTCATTTTGCGGAATACCTGAGCCGTAGCGGTTGCAGGCGCATAACCAGGGGCGAACCTGATACGGATTTTGCTCAGTAGTGAAACCCCTTCATCATCGCCCATATCGCCCGTGGTGTAGCTGCTGGACGTTGATACACCTGTCAGCAATTTGAGCTGATGCGCAGTATCAAACACCGTCAAAGCACGTCCACCACTGAGCCATAATTGTGAATCAAACGAGTATGCTGATAACCCGTCAATCGTGGCACTGATACCGCTCAGGCCGTCAATCGTTGCCCCCGCGCTGATGTAATTCAGCACCGCCTGAACATTGATCGTTGCCAGTCCGAATTGCTTTGTTGCGAGGTGATAAACCATCGCAGAATCAAGCGTTGCCGAGTTCGTTGATGGATAGAAAATCCAGACTCGATTCGTTTGACGGTCAAAAATGCACTGTATTTTATAGCGATAGGACGGGTTTGAGTTGGAATAGAACCACTCTCTAACCTGCCCCAATCCAATAGGAACGGGACGCGAGCCATCGAAGAGCCATAAATTATCCCGCCCTACAATGAAGTGAGCGCCGCCAATATCGGTAAAAGCGTCTTGACCGACACACCCAGCATCGCCGCCTGAAACCTGCGTCCAATCCCACACCGCCGGCGCACCGACAAACTGACCAAGGAAAATAGCCTTGTCCTTGTATGCAACGGCGTAATCACCCAGCTTCCCACCGGCGGTAATTTGCCCCGGTGCCGATACCAGCATACCCGTGGCACATTGAGCCGTGACGCTGGGCGTCCAGCTTGTTTCGTTAAACGTGGCACTGCACCACCAGCGATTTTGGGATACGCCATAGGTCGCGTCGGAAGTATTCAGCGCCATGACAAACGAGCCGATACTAAACACAATCTTGGCCTTTGGAGCCGTGGCAATGTCTGCAAACGCGCCCGATGTACTACGCTGCATGGTGTCGGACAGGTTCGAGGCGATTGTGGCATTGCCGAATTGGGTGTAGCTCCAGCGCGTATCAACGCCACCGGTGTAATTTTCCCCCCTCGTTACGTCCGTCCATACTCCACCAGACAGCTCATAGAGCTTAGTGGCCGTGCCTGCAAGGATGCGCCGTGTATCGTCCAGCTTAGTTACCACCACCGCACCGACACACGCAGCAGCAAGAGCCGGGGTTGATGCAGGAGTCAAGCCAGAGGGCGCACCCGCCATGCCCGTTTCGTATGGGATGAAGTTCACGCAGGCGGTAATGACGCCCGGTGTCGTTGGGTCTTGATCCGGAAGGAAACCGAGCAGCTTATCCATTTTTAAATATCCAGCTTATCAACGACGCGGGCGAATTTGCAAGGAGCCTGAGGATGGCTGTCCACGGCGCTCAGCGAAGCGCCTGGCGGACTCCAGCGCCAGCATGACGGCCTGCGACAAGGCGCTGATCTCCCCCGCGTCTCTGATATACCGTGCGGCCTCAAGACAGGATGCGTAGAGATACAGTTCGCTGGCATTATCCAGAATCCAATTAGTCGCCACCGTCCCCGACAAGGGCGGAATCTTGGGAGTGTAGAAAAGCGTGTAAGCCTGATCAGCACCCGCGCCGATGATGCGGATTTGATTCTTTTCAAGTGAGTAGTATTGAGGGTGAGTGTTCACCGTGGACGGCACATCGGCCACGGCCATGTAGTCAAGGTTTGTAGTCCATGACCCATGTGATACGGTGATCTTCGCCACCGCTGCGAAGTCAGTCGGCAATGTGCCATAACCCCCCGCAATCGTTGTGCCAGCAACCGAGACTTGTAGCTCCTGGACGTTCAGTTCCCGGAACAGATATGACTCAGCCAGTTCGATAAAGCCGGGTATCTGAGCCGTCAGGTTGTCGCGGTGCAGGTAGTCCGCTATCCCAGATTTTAGCGTGGTGTAGTTCATCGCTTCAGGAACTTGTCAAAAGTGACCATCTTGGGATTAGCTTTGAGCCATAGCAGCATTTGGAGTTTGCGCTCTTCTGCGCCTTGGTAGGTTTGATTGATGCGCGTCACCTCAGCCATCGGCACAATGCCGACGAAGTGCCCATCCCCCCAACGATCCCCGGCGGTCGAGCTACGCGCTGCCGCTGCATATTCCAGCATTGGTTCGGCGTCATAGGTCAGCTTCGTGATGGCCTGGTCGCCTTCGAGAATTATCTCTCGCCGGATGCCGAAGCCATTGACGCCTTCGTCTATCGTTACGCTGGAATCAAGCACCATGTCAAATATCCTCGCATGGTGAGATTTGCACTGTCCCCGCCGCAGCCTGTTGAATCGCTGCAATGTGAGTGCATTTCCCCGTTGAGATGATTAGAGCCTCCCCAGGCTGCACAACAGCATCGGTATCCACTGCCGTCTGAGCGCCTAGCCCAACTCGGACGCACGCGGCAACCGATGCGGTGATGCGCACAAAGAGCGGCACTGTGCCATCCAGCCTAAGCGGGATTGTTGCCCCGACTGAAGCGGCTCCAGTGGTGATGTTGATGCCGGTTGCAAAGATTTGTAGTGCCATGTTACGTCCTCATGTTAATTTTTAGTGCCATCACACCACACCGTAGTGATGGCACTAAAGTCGCTCTTTACGCGGCCAGTCCTTTTGCTTGCAAATCATCGATGATGGCATTGACTACTTGCTTCAAGTTCGTCACGTCAGCCAGCAGAGCTGTGTAATCGAGCTTTACCTCATTTGCCAAAGTTACCGCGCCCGCGTACTTTGTGCGGATATCTGCGACGTCAGCCAATAACGCATCATGGTCAAGTTTTAGCTCAATAGCCATTGTGCGTAGGTCATTGATGGTAACGATTGCAGCATCACGGTTAGCAGCCGTGTCCCATGCGCCAGCAGCAGCGCCCGTACCGCCCGCAGGGGCAGCATCGGGAGCTACAGCAGCGATACTGGTGGATGTTGCGGCGGCCGCGTTAGCCGCGTTAGCCGCCGCAATAGCGGTAGCGGTAAGCGCTGCGTGTGTTTTGGTGGCCGTCGAATAGGTTTGTGTGTAGGCGGAGGCTCTTGCAGTAGGCGCTACACCGTGAAAGCCAACCAACGCCGCAGCCGAAGCGCCAATACTGTAAGTCTTCAGGCCTGTTGATCCGATGGTAACTATGTCCACCGTATCAGACTCGATTACCGGCGATACACCCATAGCAAAGTCGATCTCACTCTCTGCGCTGGAAGTCAGCACGATGACAGTACCGTCACTGTAGGGGCCGTAAGTCCCCCCGGTTGCGGCTGAAGCAATAGAGCCTTGGCCCGCGCCTGCAACAATCTCGGCGTTGTAGGTGCCCGATACAGCGACCACGACGAGGCTGTCAGCTTTGATGATGTTGAGTCGAATAGCTTGTCCGTTGCGAATAGTTTGTGTCATCACGTTTTCCTTTAAAAGTGGAGGGGCCTTACCCCCCAACTGGAGCTTTGCGGCCTCTAGCCGTCAATCATTACGGGGTTAAATTTGTGATTTTCGCCTGCGCCGTAGGAGCACGCACAGCCAAAGCACAATCTGCCGTAATCAGCACCTTGTCACTGTCGCCCGTCTTGGCCAAGTCAACGGTTTTGAAGCCGTCAAGGAAGGCCAAGTCGAGGTAGTCAGTGTTCAGGACGTATGCTGTGTCGGAACCGGCCAGCAGGTAATGAGGGACAACGGAGATAGCCCCGAAGTCGCTCATATACACTTCAGCACCACCGACCACAACACCCTGTTGCTTACCCTTCACTTCAAACCGGTTCTGCGCAATCGAGGCGAAAGCGGAGAACAAGCCCTTGTGAGCCGGGGAAACAACCAACATTTCAGCGAACTGGCCTGAAGTGGTGTAGATGTTCTGGCAAGCGGTATCCAGCAGCGCCTTGGTGAAGGTGCGGTTCGTACCAGCGGTAATAGCCGCTGTAGGAGCGCCCGAAGTCCACGCGGGAGTTGCACCAGCGCCGTTATGCAGCGGGTTACTGACTGCCTGCACACCCAAGCCACCAGACTGGCCGGCAACCGAGGTTGTGGCGGCAATGGCAACCTGAGTAGGGGACAACACCATCGCTTCGATGTTGCGCTTCAGCTCCAGCATTTTCTTACCCTTGAGGTAAGGCATTTCCATCGTGCGGCCTGCCTTTTTCACGATATTGGCGCGGCGAGATACCCCGACCGTACCGTTGAAAATTTGCAGGTGGTTACCGATGCGCAGGGTTGCGACCTGAGCGTCCAGCGTTGCATCGTCACCGTCGATCATCTTGTTCGAGGCGGATGCGGCGGCCAGGGAATCAGTCTGCCACTCGTGGAAGTCACTTACCGCAGTGACGCGGCCCATCGCGGAGGTGATAGGGGTTTCGCTGGGCGAGGTGTTGAAGATTTTGTCGATCAGGTCTTCGCGGTTTCCTTTGAGGGAAGCCTTCTGATACATGTTAGTTGGGACAGTCATTTCGTACTCCTTTTACCGCAAGAATGCGGCCAAATCATTTAGTTTTGCCTTGCCGGATTTGAATTTTGCATCAAGCTCACGGTCGCGGCGTTCATTTGCTGGTTGCGCTTGGCGGGTTGGCAAGCGGGGCGCGGATTGCACTTTCTTGGTTACGTCGGCCTTTTGAGCCTTTAGCGCGCGATATGCAACAGCGTCTCGCATCACTTGCACCATGCGATGGTCAAGAACGGTAGCCAGCTCCTCCTGGGAAAAACCGTAGTTCTTGGTTACATCCCCATAAATACTCTCCAGTTTAGGCTTGTCGATACCCTCCTTTTGGAGGTTCGCCCAGGCGTTGGTGAAGAGATTCGCCTTGCGGGCTTGCTCTGCCTGCGCTGCCTGGTACGCGGCCTGCTGCTTTTCACCCTGGATAGACTCATCCAGTTGGTTCAGGTAGCTGGCTATCTGTCGCTGCCGCTGGTTTTCCGCCACCCACGCCGCCGGATCAGTGTTGGCGAGTTGCGCCATCTCCTGTTCCGATCTTAACCCCGCCATATTTACGATAGCCGTGCGCGTTAGCTCGGCTTGTGATAGGTAATCCTGTCGGATTTCCTCGTGTTTTTGCGTCAGGAACTGCACCGCTTCATTCTCGCGCGTAGCTAGCGCCTGAGTTTTTTTGGTGTAGTCCTTTTGGCGCATGTAAGATGCCGCGATTTCTTCGTGAGTCGCCTCAACGGTTTCTTCTACGCCATCCTCGCCCTTCACCTTGAAGGTAATCTTCTCGACGGGTGCAGGTTCGTCTTCGGATTCGTCATCTGACTCTTCCGGTTCGTCGCTATCGTCGTTTGTATCCTCGTCGGTTGTCTCTTCCGAGGCCGATTCGTCTACGTTTTCCGCTTCTATTTCTTCATTAGATTCCTCTTCAGGTTGATCCAGAAATGAAGCGAGGTCGTCCAATCCGCCTGATTCGAGTGCTTGCGCTTGTTCGGTCATGGTGATTTCCTATTTTATGAATGTTTCAAAACGTGTATTCCGTGCCGTTAACAGTAATGCAAACCCTCTCATCTGGAAGGATATTGCAATTCTGAATGGTATTGCCGATCAAAACGCCGCGCATTTCTTGCCACGCGTCTTTTTCAAGGCTGCTCATTTTCATGGCCGGGTTATCATGGGCGTACCAAAACATACGCTCCACCCCTTTTGCCGCCGATATGGCAAGGTGACGCTTGATCATTTTGGCTTTCCACTCGTCGTGAATTACCCTAGCAGGATCGTACAGCATCCCGGTTTCCGTGTTCCAAACTTTTGTCGCCGTTTTTCCTGCTGCATCAAGGATAGTTCTCACACGATCCATCTGGTCCCAAACAATTCCAAAATTGTATTTTGGTGGGTACAGGTGGACAAAACAAATATCCATATGGTCTTTGCCTGTTCCTGCCGCCCCATCTGATGCTGCAAGGAAAGTTTGCAGCCAGTCATCACCAGTTCCTTCCGGTTCTTGGATGGTTGGAGCACCAACAATCAAAGCGGGATTCGCAGCTCTAACGGCGTTCCTAAACAGACGCAGAATATTGGCATATTCGGCATGCGTGCCAGCCCAGTAACTTGAGTAATTGACCTCGTTATATATCTCGTAAGTGTCAATTAGCCCGCGTGTGGTGCCATTGTACCGGGTAGCTAACTGAGTGCCAAAATTGGCAAAAGCAGTAGCGCCCGCAGACGTTGGCACTTGATTCGACCCTGTGTTAGTAGTGCCGTTGTCATATTTGCCATTGTTTGGCGTGGCAACGGCATACCTGTTGGGCGTGCCAATAACCATGTACAACAGCTTTTTCCCGGCTGCATAGAATTGGTCACACACAACATCAAGATTTGACCAATCGTATCCGCTGGCATTGTCGATATTGTGCCAGCGTAGCCCCGCACCATTGATCGGCCCCTTAACGTCATGTAGCCGCACACCGTAATAGTCAATGTCCGTTGGCACGCCAGTTACTTTGGGGTCGTACACATGGATATTAAAAAAGGTGCCGTCAATCGTCCGCGAGCCGTTAAAGATGTTTTTAACGGCATTCTTCGGGCTAGAAATGCCACCTTTTGCGTGGTAATCATACTTTGTTAACGCCTGGTATTTAGTGCCGTCAAACCAAGCCTCGACCGTACCTTCCGGGTCTGGACTTGCTTTCGACGACACCCCTTCCGCCGTTATAATATTACCAAGCTGGGCAGGCATCAGATGAATCTAACATTGCACTGTTCGAGCGCCAGAGTATTTGCGCTTGTGCCCGCAACAGGGAATTGACCTGTGATGGTGAGCACTTGTGCAACCGAGAAATCTACAGTAAACGCCTGTGAGCCGACCGAGCCGATAGGCCCGAATATCGTAGAGCTATTAGCCTGCGCAATCTGCGAGGCTACCGACCCACGGTTAAGCAGCTTGAAATTCTGGCGATAAGTTAGATGGGTTGTTAAGTCCAGGTTGAATAAAACACTACCCCCGAACCGGGCGCGGATGCGCTTTGCCGCCGATGTGTTGGTACAAGACCAGATCAGATCAAGCTCAATACCGTCAGCATCACCAACGGCGAGGGCGGGAATGGTTAGAGAAGCAAAATTTGTTTCCGTAGTCCCCTGCCCTGCGCTATCTGTGATTGACTGCGCTATAGCGGTTTTATAAGCGTCACATGGCGTCATCAGAACCCATGCCCCGTTAACTGCCGCCCAGCGGGCGCGCCCCAGGTCTGTCGCCAAAAATTCTTTGCCGCTAGAAACGGCGGAGGCTGCGGGGCGTTGCGCGAATGTTCCTACGATCATCTCATCATCTCCATAAAGTTCTAAAAGTTTGGTTGTGTCCAGCCTGGATGCGGCGAAAGTCGTGTCAGACGCAATGACCGGCGTGACGCCAATATCAAAGTCAATTTCACTTGCCGCGCTTGCAGTTAGTAATATCACTATGCCATTAGCATACGGGCCATATGTTGCGACTGTTGCGTTTGTGGCTATCACGCCAACCCCTTCCCCCTGCACAATGGATGCATTGTAAGTGCCGGTTACAGCGACCACCGCGACACTTTCGCCGGGCAGAACGTTGAGCCTGATGCTTTGCCCGTTTCGGATTGTTTCCGTCGCCATACGTTGCTCCTAAATTTTCACATTGTTCGTATTATATCAGTATCCTGAAACTTTTCTAAATATTTGACGCGGCTTCGATTCATTTCTCACGGCTGCTATGTCAATCCTGGATTTTGCCAGCTTGCCGTTCTCGACCATCCCGCGCAGAATCCCCTCGTACATGAATGCCAGCTTGCGTAACTGGGTTAAGAGCAGCCGCCCTTCGTTGTCCCTGATCGGGCACGCATCAAGCTGCGCAAGAACGGCCTCGTTCAGCTTTTCAAAGGCTTCTTTGAATGCCGCGTTCTCTAACACCTGGGTTGCGTCTATGCCGCGCTGGTTCGTTCTTTGGTCGTTCATGGTGATACCCCCGCTTCCGCGCTAACGGTCTGGGTGAATCCGTCAATGCTCTGCGCAAGTGCGTTGCTGGCGTCGGCCTCCTGCTCTGCCTGTGCCGCGCCCAGCTCCAGTTGCTTGATGTATATCTGCGTATTAGCGACCAGCTCAGTCTTCCACTTCTCAGTGCTGTCAGCTAACTCAGCCTTCCACTTCTCGAACTCAAGCCGCTGCTGTTCAAGGTTCATATCCATCATGGCCTTGTTCTGATCACGCTCACTATCACGCTGATCATTAGCGGCCTGTAGCTCAAGATTGCCCTGTATCTCACGAAGCTTTGCGTCGGCTTTAATCTGTTCGACCTCGCGTGTCATCTGCGTTTCGGCCTGGAATTTCTGCACGTCACTTTGCGTGGCAGCCTGATGCTTTCTCTCATCAGCTTGGATCTTCATCTGCGCAATCTGAATTTCAAGCGGCGGTTCTTTGGGCTGCGGCTCTTGCTTGCTTGGGTCTTGCAAGAAGTTCTGCACGTCCTTGAAGCCAGCATTTTCAATGATCTTTGCACCTGTGTGGTACAGGTGTGCTGGGGTTGTCAGGCCGATAGCCATGCCCTCTTTCTGTAGCTGTGCGATCATCATCAATTGCGCGGCTTTCTGCTGCACATCTCCCGTGCCCAGGCCAACATTGATGGTCATATCGTACTGATCACGCCACTCATTCGGGTCGTATTCCACGAATTCATCCCGCAGCCGAAATGCCATTTTCTGCATGTCGCCATCGGTCAGCACTTTGAGAATGCCCTGAAAGATGGGCTTGACCAGTGTCTCGGCGATGATGCGGGCGATCAGCTCCACCCGCTGCATGGCTGCGCTCATGTCCATAGCGCGGCCTGTGGCGGTGTTGTTCATCGAATCGGGGTTAAGACCTTGGCTTGTCCTGGAAACGCCTGTGCGGTTCTCTCGCATCGACTGGACGTACTCCAGCATGGGCATAGAAGCCCCGGCGGCGAAGGGCGTCACATGCTCGACCACCGCGTTTACGTCACGCTGGCGAATCACGCCACCAGGGCGTGAGTCCAGCAGGTCATCGATGTTAGCAAGGGGTGACCAGTTGGCATCCGTCAACACCTTGGTGCGGGGATTGTTGGTCAGGTAGAGGTTGTTAAGAGTCTGCCGTAGCAGCTCGGTATGCAGCTTTTGCAGGTCTGATACCGCATCCGCAATGCTCATGCCGTCCCAGCGGTGCGGATTGAGTATTGGGCTAGATGTTGCAATCGGGACGTGACTCACAACCTCGCGCTTAAGAATCTTTTCCTCAAGTCGGTAAACGCAGAGACGCTCAGCTATGCCGTCACCGTCAAAGTCTGCCAGCACCCATTCCATGCGCAGCCAGCCGGTCGCCATCGAGTCATCGGTGCTTTGATTCTCGCCAAAGTCAGCGGTTTGGATACTCTCAAGTTGGTTCGTCCGGGTTAGCCGGTTGACTAAATCGCCATGGTCGCTGGCACGCAAATCTGAGGCGTCTACATCTTTATACCCCATCAACTTGAGGTCTGTCAGGGTAACGCGAATCAATCTGGCGACATAAGGGCATTCGGCCAGCAAGGGCGATGTCCAGTCACGATCCACCAGCAAGTCTTCAGGGCTGAACGCTTCAACCTTCACGATTGAGCGCTTCTCAGTCTTTTTCATGCGCCCGGTATAAACCGTGACAGGCTGCCCGAACTCGTCGATTTGCGGCTGGCCGTCCTGCCCAATCATGGGGCTGGGGGTAGCTGACTCAATCTCACTGTCCTCAGACTCTTGCAGCATCATTGCCAGCATCTCTTCAGACGCGCCCTTGAATGGCACGCTCGAAACCGTCTCTGAGTCTTCCTTGCGCCACATGACCGCGCAATTCCTAATCGTTAGCATGTCCTTGATGGCTGCGTAGAGGATCAGAAAGCCATTGTTTTGCTTGTAGAACACGTAATTGCAGGCGTCCGTAGCTTGATCAGCGCCAGCTACGTCTTTTTCTGTGGTTGGCTCGAACGACACCGCTTTATCGGTAGAGGTGAACGTTTTAAGCAGCGCCGGGAGTATCCACTCTACCGAGTCAGACACGTCAGAGGCCACTATCTGAGACCAGCCCGGCTCTTCATTTCCGTATGGCATGCGGTAGTATTCGCGCATTGCCATCTCGCGCTCGTCGCCAAGCTGCCCGTGAATGTAGTGGCTTGCGGCTTGCTCCTTTTGCCGCAGCAGCTCTAGCAGTTCTGTCTCATCCATCTTCATGCGATATAGCGCCCCTGTTTGTACTTTATTGGCTTGGCGATATTGCTATCGTTGGTCAGGCTATCGGCCACCAGCGCCAGGTACCGAGCCGCATCAGCGCCGTGACTGAACTCATCGTGCAGCGGCTGCGTGGCCTGCCCGGTCTTGCTGTTGATATTCCATCTGTAGCGTTTCAAGCATTCTACCAGCCGCTCAGTGCGCGCCTTGTTGAAGTAAATGCGGGGAAATATCTCCCGTAACCTGTCGATCCCGGTGTTGACCTCGGTGTTAGGCACGCGCTCAACGGCCCATCCTAACCCCTCCAGCACCTGCCTATCGTCCTTGCCGGTCTGGTGGCGCTTGTGGAATCCGTCATGCGGTAGCCACACAGAACCCCAATTCATTGGCTGATCGTCCAGCCGTAGCGCCCGCAGCTCTTGCGAGTAATCCGCCAGGATGCGCTGATTACCTTCGATATAGTGTATCACACGAATCTCACTGGCTACACGCTGCACTAGTATCAGCGTCATACTGTCGGCCATTCCTAGATCAAACACGACATGGGTCTTGAGTGCGCCATCATGCGGCACCTCGCGTATGCGACCGGCGGCAATGGTGGCGCTCATAGCGTCAAAATAGATGGCACCATCCACCGCTGGCTTGCACTGCCCGCCCCATATGTGATTATAGTCCTCTTCCCTCATCGTGGCCTGAGCATGCAGTCGCTCTTTTTCAAGCACTTCAGGGAACCACGGATTATCGTTGTAATTGATCTCGACGCTGATCGTATCGGGCTGCGGCTCAGTCACGGCCATCCTGTGAGTTTCGTCTGTATCCAACTCGGGGTTGTAGGTTGCCCATATCTCAGAGTCATCAGCGCGTATCGTCGGTATTAGGATGCGCCATGAACGTTGGGTTATTGTGTGGGCTTCTTCGCACCACACCAGCGTGCAGCCCTCGAAGCTCTTGATCGACTCGACGGTCTGATCTGACAGGCCAGAGAAATAAAACGCGGAGCCATTCAGCCCCCGTATCTCGTTTTCCAACACTTGGAAGAACCCGCCCAGCCCGAGCGCGGCGATCTGATCTTTAATGAGCTGGTGGACTGACTGCTTGATGGACTTCTGCACCTCGCGGGTGCATAGAATGCGCTCGGGCTTGGAGAAGGCTTTTACGATTAAGGCTCTTGCCACTGACCACGATTTGCCACTGCCGCGCCCACCACGGATGAATTTGTACCGGCTCGGCGTAAATAACGCAGTCGCCAGCTTCGGCGGAAACTCGACGTTAAGAGCGTCCGGCGATGACATTAATTGTCCTTGGCAGTGCGGTATTGTTTATCTGGATAGCGGTATCAGGTGACTTGCCAAGCACGGTCTCCTTGCCCTTAAGGATCGTCTCGGCACGCATCCTATACCCCATCTGCCCCTCACACGGTTCCGCCATTGCCTGCTTGACATTGATAACCGCCGCATTGGTGAAGAACTGGATATGCTTGGTGCGTTCGTCTACTGCCTCAGTAACAGCGCTCACCATCCGCTCATCTTGCCCAGCCAGGCCTTGCCTGTATTGGATCCCCGCGCTCACGATGTGGGCCGCGTCTTTTGGCACGCCCTTGGTAATCTGCGCCACCTTGCCAGCACTTACGCCGTGCCTGTCCGCAAGGTCACGCTGACTATACTCGCCTGTGCGCCATTCGGCGTCTATCTTAGAGACAGTATCGGGGTTGATTGGTTTAGCTGCCATTCAGCACCTCAATGATCATCGTGAATAATCACTGGTGGATTTGTCGCGTAGGGATTAGTGGCGGAATTATTGCTGTACGGGTTTCCATATTCCCCATACCTGTTATTGATCGAATCCGGGCTGTACTTGCTGCCGTACCTTCCGTATGGATTCGATGTGCTGTTCGGGTCGTATGGATTTGCGCTAAGCGTACCCAGATATTTCCCTGTACTCGGATCGACCAGGATAGGCGGGGCAGCGAACACCGGTGCACTAATTAATGCTACCATCATGATTAAATTACGCATTTGATATGATACCTCAATCCGCAGCCTTAAAATACTTCGCGTCTGACCCACAGTGCCGCCATCCGCCACCGGTGCGCTCTGTGTGGCACGACACAGAGATTCCGTATCTCTTACGTGCGCACATGGCGACTTTTATGACACCGACGGTATGAGCGGTTTTGTGCGCACAATAATCACATTTTTTATCAGTCATGCCCCATTTTCCCTTATAATATCAATATCGTCAAGCGCAGCGCGTGGACATCCCCACATATGCCGGGTAGTGCAGGAGTAGCCGGCCTCAGTACCGTGATTATCTTTTGGCGTGTAGCAGTCGCGCTTGACGCACGACTCATGTAGCACGTCTACCGCTAGCCGGAGCGTGCTGTCGATGATTTTCATTCGTCCACCAGCCTAAAATGCTGGATCAGCGCGGCCTCGATCATCTTACCCTGGCTCGATCCTTGAGCTTTGAGCCAATCCCTGATAGCAGGCGGCAGCTTGACGGTCACAGCCACCCTCTTAACTCCTTTGGGGAGCTTCTTCCGGCCCGCCCCCGCTCGCTTTCCGCCTATCAATCTTCTTCTCCTTCGTCGTAGCAGCATGGCGCCCATGGAGCTTTTGGCGTCTCTTTAAGCTGGTCGGGGCTATACAGAATCCGCGCCAGCGCCAGTGCCCCTCTTTCATCCTCGTCACTCCAGCCTGCCGAGTCGGCGTATTCGATACCTTGATCAACAACTTCTTCGCTGTAGGTCTCAATCAGAATTTCGCGAGCGGTTTTCATTTCATTCTCCTTTTTCCCCGGTTTGCTTTATTGCTTGACCGTGATAATAGTATGCACCTATTTACAGCAAGAGTCAATACTTATTTTAACTATTTTTTGATGTCAAATTTCCACCTCGCCGCTACAGTCAATTTTGTAAATCTGCCTATGTTCGCGCATACGTTTGCCCCGTGTGTAGTGGAAAGCCCCCGGCTTTAGCCGTGGGGTTATTTACTTATCTCCACTTTTTGGTGTATAAAAAGCGTTAGCCGTCACAGGCGCGTGTATCCGCTCTCGAAAGCACCAGCCGGTGAAAACGACTTATAGCCATCCTCATAGACCACGTAGTAGCCACCGACCTCGGGCTTGTGCTTCGCTACGTACTCCGGCGACATCGGCACCTTGTCGTAGCCTTCTTCGGACGGCTGGAAATAAACCCCTCCATGTTGGTCGCCAACAATTCCGGCAATCTTCAGCGCCCAAACCTTTTTGTGGCATTCGTACTTCGGCATTTCGCGGCTTACGTTCATGTTTAAGTCCTCAAAAACCGTGGCTTCGTCGGGCGTCACGGCTAACCCGTCAATCAACGCGGACGGCTTTCAGCCGCCGGTTATTTTTGCGTTATGCCCAGCCTTCGCCAGTGCCCTCGCATCTTCAAGGGCATTGTGGGGAATGGCCGAGGTCGTCGCCGTGTCAGGCAAATCGCGGCGAACCTCAAAGGTCATCGTGTCAGGGCCAATTCTGTCGCCCGGCGCATATTCCAAAAAGTTGCAAAAGTGCGCAATATCACCCGGCCAGTCCGAGACGATATGCACGGCATCAAACTGCCCAAGAAACTCGGCCAGTCCGGTGCGCAAATCTGCGTCCCGCTCCGGTTGTTGCAGTAGTTGCGGCATCACATGCTCACGCACCCACCATCCAGGGTCATCGCAGAACCGTACCCCGTACCACTCGCGCCCATCTTCGGCCACCAGCGCCATTGAAATCAGCGCACCGTGGTATTCGTTAAATTCAGTGTCAATCCAAATTCGCACTATCGTTCTCCTAGTCAAAAACCGGCATAACACGGCGCTCAAGCGGGACCGGCTGAAGCCGGCCCCTTAGCTATGCGTTGGGCGTCACCACAAATCCTCGCTGTACAATTTAGGAGGGTGCGCCAGTTCTTTTATCTGCCCTGCCAGAATCGCGACCTTCCCTGCTTCTTCTCTTCCGGCGAAAGTTCCGTCGCTCATCACAAAACCTTGCTCACCGCGTGCCACGATCAACCCTTCCGTATCACCGCTGCTTCGGCTTCTGTGCAGCGCATGAACGGTGTGGTGGTGGCGGCAAGGAGCGGGGAAGAAATGAATCAGCCCATCCTCAGTTTTCACCGCCGCTGCCACAACTCGCTTAGTTTCCATTTTGACATCCTCCCCGACCTAAAGGACGGGGCTTTACGGGCTTATTGTAAATCTCTCCACGCCTGTATGGCGCTATTGGCCTTCCGGCCTCCACCGTGACCTCGCCAACACCATGCACGCGCTCCACTGGCGCGGGGGCCGTTACCAACCTGGTGCGATATCCCGGCGTCACAGTGTCGCGCGGTGTGATTGCTATGTGTGTTTTTTTATTTGCCATTGTTAGTCCTGATTCGTGAATAAAAAAAAGTGCCAGTCAGCGGATGAGGCGCTTGAGTGGCACAGGGGTTAAAGGAGTGCTTTTATTATTTATTGAACCTGCGCTATGATTGCAAATGTCCACCGCCTTGTCAACCGCCACCTTTTGTTGGTAATTTTTTTCGCCCGGACACGCGCGGCGGTACATCGCCCGGTTGAGCAGCGGCAAAAGCTCCCCATATGTCAGCGCCGCAATAATGGCCTCGTGCTGCACCTGCTCTATAATTTTTCTGGCCTCCCTGCCGATCCGAGGCGCTTCGTGAAATAGGCTCGTCACAATCTCATCATACCGCCGAAGCGTGGCCGCCTGCACAGCGCCCCCCAACGCCAGGTACGCAGATATCCCCGCCAGCCCTTTGCGCTCGCTTATCGTCAGCGCGATAATGCGGCTGGTACGCTCACACGATGCCCTGTGCTGTGACGTGTTGTATTCAGGGCGAGGTTTCCACGCCTCTTTTTTGTCCAGCCCGACGGCGGCAAGAATATCGTCTGGCTGGCACCCAGCGAAGCAGTGTATGCCGGTAGAGCCATCCTCGCGCTCGGAAATCATCAGCGACGGAGACCGATCATCGTGCGCAGGGCATTTAGCTATGTACCTTTTGCCCTGCCGTTTGGCGTCGAGCGCTGCGATTATAATTTCAAACGACATCCGCATATCTCATCGGCAACCATTCCCACGCGCCTTGCTGTAGGCGATATTTTTTTGCTTTATTTTGTTGAGCACCGCCGCCGTGATAGGGGCACTCGGCGTAGATTCAAATCGCCACGATTTGGGCGGGTAGGTGCCCATAATATCTTTGTAAAGGTGTGCGGCGCGTCCAGCCTGTTTTTCCGGCGCTGAATTGCCTCTGGCGTAAGCGCACATCTGCTCATATAGGTGGCGCGAATCATCCGCCAGCTTGCGCTTGCCAATCATAATCTCGACCATCTCGCCCGGCACTGACTCGATCAGCGACGGCTTGACAATCGCGAAGCCGCACGCCATGCAGCGCTTGGCGAATGGCTTGCTTCCGCATGCTGGGCACCCCTTCGCCGGTTCTTTTTCCTCGTCATCGTCGCGGCGGATGGTCTTATCCAATTTTTCACCCGCATCCAGTACATCCAGGCCGTTAAAATAAATGTCCTCAAAATCCTCCTTGAAGCGGATGATATTCCCCGAAAAATCCAGCAGCTTGAAATGGTCTTTGCCGGGATGTGATCGTGCCCCCCTACCCCACATCTGTATTGCTGTGGACAGAGATTTGCGCAGCGGCCTAATATCCAGGATTACAGTCACGTCGGGACAGTCAAAGCCCTTCGCGAGAGCCTCCACGCTCAGAAGCACGCGTATTTTTGAGTCAGGCTTGGTGAACTCGGCAAGAAGAGATTCGCGCTCGTCGGCTTTTGTCTCGGACGTGAATACCTCTGCGCGCACGCCAGCGGCTATAAATTGCTCGCGCAGCTCCTCGCAATAGGCTATCGTCGGCCCAAATCCGATAGTCTTGCCCCCAGATGCATGCTCAAGCCACTCGTTAACGACATCTCCCACAATCTCCATACCTCGCTCTGCGGCTGCGTTCTCAGTCCATTCACCACCGGATGTCTCAGCACCGCGCATATCGACCGTAGTGCAGCTCAGCACGCGCATCGGCACAAGCGTCCCCTGCTCGACAAGCTCGGCCATTGTGGTGGCGTTGATCAAATTTGAGTAGATCAGACCAAGCCCTTTTGAAAATGGTGTTGCCGATAATCCCACGCAATGCGCGCCGCTATTTTTGATGTAATCGGTAGTTACCTTTAGCTGGGTGTGGCAATTGTGGACTAATACGCCATTTGCAAAATAGGACGGATGATCATCGACCCGTAAGTTGTACACATTGATTCCCCCAGGGTATTCGACAATCTTAATACTTTCCACCCAAGGCTTCTCAGCAATGCATCTTTTTTCCTGTCCTGTGCTTGCCTCGATAGAGCACAATGGCTCATTCCGTCCAATTCTATTGCTATTTTCATGGCGGGATTCGCTATGTCTATTTTGTAATGATGCGGGTATCCCTGCGTATTGCTTTTCAGTGTTTTTTCTGCATATTCCGCTTTCCAACCGGCACCTAAAAGCCCCATCATCGCCGCTTGAACTTTCGTCATACCACGCCCGTTCCCGCCCTGCTTCGGAGGTCTGTGGCCCATAGAAAGAAGAGTTGCAGATACTTTTTCTCGCGCTTCCAATTTGTGCATCGGATTTTTTAATTTCTTTGCGCAAGATTTCCCGCAACATTCTCGTGCGCTGAACGACACCTCTGCTTCGTATATCATCTTCCCTTTGTATCCCTTCACTTTCCCTGGGTAAAAATCCCCCCCACACTTCCTGCACGTCTTTACGGCGAAATAAGCGCGTACCGACACCCAGGGAGCTAGCGGATCTCCATCCCATATCGGTAAAGATTGGATGATCTGCTGTGCATTCGATAATTGTCCCATCCGAAATCCTTATTTTTAATGTCGCATATACAACTTTTGAGAATACACTGAGAATCTGTGACTCTCCGCATGAATTATATATGAGTTCACCACAAGAAAGCGAATCAATTCTCTTTTGCCCTAGTGGTGTGTCAATAAGTGTATGTCCTGGAAAACATTCGTCGATTATCACGGTATCAAAATGGTCTATCCCTCGCCGCGCCAAAGTCTGTGCAGAGGCTATCTGAAATGGCATATTGCGGTTGGCGCGCCAATGCCCTGACTGAAAAATCCCGTGCGCGGACAATCCATACTCATCTGCTTTTTTGCTGGCCTGATTTATGAGCGTGATCCGGTCACAGATGAATATCGCACGCTTGCCACGCTTAAGCGCTTCATGGGCGATCCGCAAGCCAAGGTACAGCTTTCCAGCGCCGGTCGGTGCCATGACCACTTGGCACCGATGTCCGGCCCTTGCTCCGGCTCTTAGAGACTCATGAGCGGTGACCTGGAATGGCCTTGGATCGGGAAAATTCGACGAGGCGTAATTCGGCGCATCCAAAAATGTGGTCTGCATGTCAGACGCTCCAATCCAGATTGGCTTTGCGTAGCCGCGCCTGCAACCGCTTCACGGCCTTTATCAGCACATTATTTTGCGCCTTCATGCCAGCGTAGCGCTCTTCGGCGATGCGACGCTTTTCGACCGCCTCTGCCAATGGGTCTTTGCTATCAAGCAATTTCACGAACGCCTCGAAGTCCTCTTCCATCGCCTTCCTCTTACGCTCATCATCGGCGGATTGCTCTACCTCAGCCATATCGTGCGCCGCTATGTCATCCGGCGTAATCTCGGCAAGCTCAGCGGCTGATGGGCCGTAGTCGGCTTCATCGTCGTACTCGATTGATGGATCTTCGACCGGATTCTTCACGGTATGCGAAGCAGTTTTTCCGCTCGAAGTTGTGAATTTTACGTTTTTCTCGCCTTTGATTTTATTATAGTTTTTCCCAACTGTGTCATCCGATGACACTTCTCTCGGTTGTTTAACATGAGTTATTTTTTTGATTATTACGCTCACGAAATTATTGCTTACCCCGCATTGTTCGGCAATTTTCCGCGCCGACCATTGCGACCACTCAGCATCATTAAGCATCGCGGTAACAGCCTTTGCCTTATCGGCATTCGTGCGGCGCAGGCCGTGCCTTGCATTGGCGCCGAATGAATATAGAATAGCGTCACGCGCTAGGCCGTCCCGCACATCAACTTCGCATTCGTCGATTCCCGCGCCACGATAAGCCCAATACCGATGGAATCCATCAGCAAGCCAGTGTTGCGCTCCATCAAAAAAAGTTACAAGCGGCGGGAATTTAACGCCCCCATTCATCGCCTCAACATAATCTGCGACGACTTTCTCGTCTATTTTTTCTCGCTGCTGTGTCCCGCCATCATGTACTATTTCCGACAATTTCAATGTTTTAATCTTGCTCATTATTCGTTCCTCGTTTTTGGTGCTGCCGGTAAAACCCCTCGCGCAGTGCCTGCTTGAGCATGTCGATTGATTTTTGCTGGTAATCTCTAAGTTCGATCATAGCTTTCCGCCTTTTACCAGCGTTAACACCGCCGCTGGCTTTTTAATCTTTTTCTTCTTTTGCGTGGGCTTCTTTTCAGGAGGGAGCTTTGCAAGTGCCGATAAATGTTGCGAAGTTGTCCCACGGAACATGCGCCTGGGGTCAATTCGGTAAAGGTCACGCATCCCTATCCTCTGCGAAGGCCAAACTAATCCATCGGCGATGAGATTTTTTAATTCCGTGCAAAAATGGGAACGTTGCATCCCAATCAAATTCGCCATTTCAGTCTGATTGACGGAAACCCAATTGTCCATTTCGACATGAGCGAGTAGGCAATAAAATACCCTGCTCGACCTCGTCGTGGGAGGGTTTTTTGATGCGGCCATAAAATATTCTTGTGATACGATCAAAAACCCTGAATCGGAAAATATTGATTTCGTCTTTTCTCTCGGCTTGGCGACTATGGCATAGGGTAATATTTCTCCAGTATCAAGGTCGATGGTCGCTGTGTTTACGTTCTTCGCGTGGATTTTATGGGGCTTATGTTTCATTGTCTATTATCCCGGAAAGTTACCTCTGGCGGTAACTTAGTGTACCGCTGGCGGTAACTTTTAAAACACACAAACCCACCAACCACGCGGGTTTGACGCTTGTTGGAGTCTACAGTAGTGAGTAGTAAAGAAGGGGAACGAGAAAATTGTATGGCAAACCGTGCTATTTTCACGCGCATATCCTGATTCTGAAGTCTGTTTCATCCCATGCGCCTTTGCCCTTGAAGCAGGCAAGGCACAATACCTGCAAGTTGCCGGCTAACGATTTCTCGCGCCGGGCCAGAGCGTACTGCCAAACCGTTAGACTCCCGGCGCTTTATTCAGGGCAAAAAAAAGCCCGGTGACGCTTTCGCGGCCCGGGCTGTCGTGTTTGTTCGATCACACCGGGCGGCTTGGTCGTCAAATCGGTCATGGGGAACCTTGTGACGGCATGCACTCTCTGCACACTCCGCCCCATGTCTGTCAGCGGCACCACCCGCTAACGTCTAAAATTTACATCATTGCTCATCCGTTGTCAACATATTCTTCACCGCTATTTTGCTTGTATTCCGGGCAATCGTCGACCTCTTGCCCACGACTAAAATCATCGCATGGCTGCCAGTATGGATTATGCTTTGCAGTGTGTCTGTAGCACCTGTCACGCGCTTTACAGGTTGTCGTGGCGCACATTGTCAAGTCTGGCATGGATATTTCATCCTGTTTTTTTGTTGCGCTTTTCAAAAATTGCTATGACATGCGCCATGACCATAGCCCGAAGATGCTCCGGCACGCGCCCGATAGCCTCTCTGCGCTCCTCGCGCGTAGTCATGGCGGCTATTTCAAAGGCATATGAGCGGGGACGCTTATCGTCCATGGCGGGCATGATCGTAGAGCGGCGCGGGCAGCGTGTATGCGGGGCCATCGATCACCGTAATTGATCCACTCACGGCCCAAAACTTGCAGCCAGAAATGTCATAAATTCGGCAATCGTCGTCTAAAATGGCGTCCTGAACCGCTTTAATCAGATTGTCCGTGTCCGGCTTTTGCTGGTGCGGCTGGCCCGCCATGCTCGCCCGCTTTTTTGCGCTCCACGAGGCGGGCATTGGCAGCATGAAAACTATCCGCGCCCCGCCCTCTGGGAGGGCCATGCCATGCAATCTCACCTCGTCACAGAATGCTCTATACCTGAGCACGGGCGGGCGCCGCGCCCACTTGTCGCGCTGCGTCATGCGAGGTTTTGGCACCGGGGTAATCATGTATGTCATCATCCGTAAACCCTTATTGCCGTCAGCACAATCAAAAAAAGAAATTCTTCGCTCATCTCGATGCTTTTTCGCTCGGTGGGATTGTCGAAAAATAAATGACACGCGTGGCATAGGTGCGCACCGGCAATGTCATGCGCTTTTATGCCACGTCCTTTCCCGAGGGCGTGCTGGCGGAGTCCGGTATAGTGGGCCAGCACTACGGTACCATCATCGGCACCGCACCTGACGCAAGATTTGCCGCGAGCGAGATCCCTTAACCACGCCATTGCGGCCTAACCTTGATGCCGTTGTGACGAAGCCACTCCTCATGCGACTGATCCACATGCGGGGTATATATTTTTGGCCGGATGGGAATATAAGGTACAGGTGCCGCCTTTTGTGGGATCTTTTTCTTTTTGCTTAATGTCCCCCGTGGCGCTCTAGGCTTTGGCGCCGACGCCGCCCTACGCTTTGCCGCCGAATGCGCGTGGCATACCCTACAGTATCTCCGCCCATCCCCGGACATCCCCGTATTATTCGGCGTGTACGTGTGCCCATTTACGCATTTCCCGGAGGCTATTTCAGATTTTGATCTTTTTGCCATAATTTATTAAAGTCAGGTGCGGATGAGTCGGTCAGGGTTGACGCCTGCGGCCGCACCAAGAGCCTCGGCGTACTTGCGCCGCATCCCGCCCCCATGCGCCCACCTCCACACAGCCATTTGCGATACCCCCATGCGCCTGGCTAGTGCGTTCTGCCCCCCGCATTTTTTTATGGCCTTGTCGATGTAATACTGTCGATCTTTTATCATTTTAATCCATCCAGTTAATTGCTGATGTGCCAATACTAACAACAATTCTCCGGCTTTGTCAACAACAAAATATATTTTAAAATGTTGTTGACAACATGCCGATGCGGGTGTAATGTAGCCCCATGGTCAACAACACGTCGACCACCTGATCCACTCCAGGATAGAGTAGGAGCCAAGATAGGAGCAACAGATCATGACCACAAACACAAAAAATCTAGTAGTAGGCGACAATTACGGCGGTTGCTTTGGTCTCGACACCAACAGCGGCAAGCAGCTTATTTATCTGGGCGGCATCACCTGGCGTGCGATTAATGGCGACAAAAGTCTCGAAAAAGACAGCGAGGCGACGACGACTAAAGCTCTTGAGTACATCAATCGTCCATCAATAATGATGGGGGCATGATCATGCGCACCACAGTAATCATCAGCAAGCGAGGTGCGGGCTATATCAGCACAGTCCACGGACAATTCGGCGGTGGACATGACGGGGCGAGGGCGGGCCTCACCGCCTACGATGCGGCAGCGGTGGCGGCAAAATATATGATCAGGTACGCAAAGTCGAACCCAGAAGGTGGCGATCTGATGGCCCCACTAGAGGTAATGGATCTTGTGCCTATCGAGCTGCGCAATATTAAAAAATCCGAGGATCTGTGATGAAAACTGAAAATAGAAAACCAATGGCAACACGCGGCCATGACGACGGCGGCGGGACGGGCCTGCTTATTGGCACTGCGCAGGCGTTTTTTATTTACTCGGGAGTGGCGCTGATTTTTTCGGCGGTAATCACCGAGGTGGTGATCTGGCGCATGGGCGATGGTCTCGCTGATCAGTGGTGGGCGCTGCTGCACGCCATGGCACTTTTGGGTGTGCTGGCCGGTGCCATATGCCTTATCTGGGCGGGCGAGTACGATAAGGGTGATCATGATGAGCGCTCTTGATAACCTGATCGAGGAGGCGCGAGGGATCACGATTGATGATCTGATTGAGGATGCGCGAGGCAGAGGCGTGCGTGACATTGACGATCTGCCCGTGTATCAGCAAAGGCGCATGCTTGCCTTGACTGTCCCCATCCTTGATGAATCGAGCGTCCTTGACGGGGTCGATCTCCTGACCTTAGTCGCTGATGCCATGATGGCGGGGATGATTGACGTGGCCGTGAAGCGGCACTCGGAAATTTCCTGGGCCGTCTATACCGCATATCGGGATGCTGCGACACGATACATAAATAGGGAGCTTAACAATGGCAAATGATCTGCTTCCGATTGAATCCGTTAATGCTATCGAGTTATTTTCGTCGCCCATTAATATGCAGGTGATGCTAGACAAAATTACGGAGATGGCCGGATCTCTATCTCCAGATACATCTACCGCCGCCGGACGAAAGGAGATAGCGTCCATGGCCTACGCCGTGGCTAGGTCGAAAACGACCATCGACGACGCCGGGAAAACCCTCGTTGCCGAGTGGAAGAAACGATCTGGAGAGGTCGACGCAGGTCGCAAACAGGCCCGTGATTACCTGGATGAATTGCGCGACAAAACGCGCCTACCGCTGACGGAATGGGAGCAAGCGGAGGAGGCCAAGCGACAGGCTGAAATTGACGCCGAAGCGGCGCGCGTCGCTGAAATCGAAGCCGCCAGAATCGCCGAGATAGAGCGCCGCGAGGCGGCCATAAGGGAGGCGGAGGAGCGCATAGCAGAGGCCGAGAGAGTGGAGCGGGCAAGGGTCGAGGCCATAGAGGCCGCCAGAGTCCAGCAGGAACGCGACGAGGCGATCAGGGCCAAAGCGCGGGCCGATGCAGAGAAAGCCGCAGCCGAGGCCATTGAAGCCGCCCGCATGGCCGAGGCGCGTGCTATAGCGCGCGCGGCTGCGGCGGAAGAAGAAGCGCTTGCCGAGGCCGCGCGCATTGCCAGGGCGCGCGAAGATGCCATTGAGTCGGCCAGGGTGAGCCAAGAGCGTGCCGTGCGTGAGGCGGAACAGCGGGAGCGCGACAGAGCGGCGGCGGAATTGGCCGAGCAAGAAAAAGCGCGGCTACGCATGCTCGCAGAAGAGGCCGAGCGTGCGGCTGATATTGAGCACAGGCGGATAGTGAATCGCCAGATATTGACCGCCATGGAGGCGCTGGATGTCCCTACGACGTGCGCTAAGCTCGTTATTTCTCTGATCGCATCTGGCAAAATCAAGAACGTATCAATCAATTATTGAGGGGCAGGAGATGAAAGTTTATCAGGCGATATCGGCGGTACAGAAGGGCTTATCTTCTGTGGGAATTGCAAAAGAGCGCGTAACGCAGGCGCAGGGCCGCTATAAGTATCGCGGCATTGATGATGTTTACGCGGCGCTCTCTACGCTATTGCCTGAGCATGGCCTGTGCATTCTTCCGCGTATGATCGAAAAGACCACAGCGGAGCGCACAGGCAGTGGAGGCGGGGCGGTTTTCTATACCACGATAAAGGTAGACTTTGATCTTGTTTCGACGGAGGATGGAAGCGTGCATACGGTGAGCGCCTACGGCGAGGCCATGGACAGCGGCGATAAGAGCTGCGGGAAGGCCATGTCATACGCTTACAAGTCGATGGCCTTCATGGTGTTTTCGATCCCGATTGATGGTCAAGATAATGATCCAGATCAGCACGGGCATACCGTGCAGCCGGTCGACAATGGGTTGCCGTGGCTCGATATCTCAATGGAAACCGCATGGAAAAACGCCAAAATAGCATACAAGCGTGATAATAATTTTGATGCTATTTTGAAAAGGTTCAGGGTATCGAGCGCGATGATGAACCAGATCAAAAAAGAAGTTCTAGAAGATGAATTTAGCGAGGCATAATAATGACTATACTTACATGTAAGGTAGATGGATGCGGGTCTCCAAAGGATGGGGCGCATCCTACCTGTGGCAAACACAGAAGACGAATGAGGCTTTACGGCGATTATTCGGAGACCAAAAACAACAAGCCCGGCGAAGGATTCATGGTGCGTGGTTATCATGCCGCACAGATAGACGGCAAAAAGAAATTCACTCATGTGAGAATTGCCGAAGCAGCGTTAGGTCGTGAATTGCCAGAAGGCGCTGTTGTCCATCACGCTAACGGCATCCGTGACGACAACAGGAATGCCAATCTTGTTATCTGCCCGGACAAAAAATACCATAATCTTCTTCATGCGAGAATCCGCGCCCTGGAAGCGTCAGGCGACCCGTCAAAGCGCAAATGTAGACGCTGCGCCACGTATGACAGTGTTGAAAATTTGAATTTATCTGGAGCGGGATACTGGCATAAATCGCACAAACGAAACCCCGGTAAGTGCATAATTCAAAAGGTGAATATTTTATGATTGTATACCTAGATTTGGAGACTTTGCCCACGAATGACCCGGTGCTAATAGAAAGATTAGGCGCATTGATCAAGGCTCCTGCTACACATAAAAAACAGGAGACCATTGACAAATGGCACGAAGAGAACGGAGCGGATGCCCTCGCAAAAATCGTAGCAGAGACCAGCTTTTCAGGGCTTTATGGCCGCATCGCCTGCCTTGCGTGGATGGTCGATGACGAGGAGGTTTTGGCGACCGATGCAGCAGACACCGAGGCGCAGGCAATCAGAAAGTTTTATGACTTCATCCAGGATTATTCTCGGTTTGGGAATTCTGCTCTGACATTCTGCGGCCATGATATCGCCAGATTTGATTTGCCATTTTTGAAGCACCGCAGCATCATTCTCGGCATCAAGCCGCCACCGGCCATCTACAAGGCCATGCACGCCAAGCCATGGGATAGCTGCATTGCAGACACTAAAGTAATGTGGACAGCCGACCAGTGGGGGCACGGGAGTATGGACAAATTGTGCTATGCGCTCGGCATCCCGGGCAAGGGCGATTTTGACGGATCGATGGTTGCGGAGACGTGGCCGCGAGACCCCGCGAAAGTTATCGAGTATTGCAAGGATGATGTTCGTCGGACTCGTAAAATATACAAGAGACTCACATTTTCGGAGACGAAGCACGGCAACGGCACTCTGTTAGGCGCAGAACTGGAGATATGAAGATGGAGAACGCACAAACCGAAAACAGCGCCGCTGGCGGGGCGTCCGAGTTGACTGACGTGTTAGAGCGCATGCGTGCCAGGGCAGATAACGCCTATTGCGACTACATCGGACAACTGCGGCGCGATGAGTGCTTGGGCTGGGAAATTAAGGTTGCGCGCGGCAAGTTTGGCGAGGCCGAGATGAAGGCGCACTGCGCGGCGGCTGAAAAGCTCGGGCGTCACCGGGCACTGCATGAGGCGGCGAACATGCTGGCCGAGGTGTTGCGCTCTAACGTAAAGTTAACCGGCTAGGCGGGATTTATCGCCTAGTCCGAGTTGAACGCCGGGTTGGGCAACGAAAGGATGAAAATGGATATTATTGAACGGCTACTCGACGATGCACTACACCATGATGATATGGCAACTCAATGCGATTGCGCGCCTGAGCACACAGTAAACTACGACCATGCTGTAAATGCAAGAGAGGCTGCAAAAGAAATTGAGAAACTTCGCAAAACTCTTAATCAGGTATTAGTTGACGCGAAATCTCAGGATGTTTTGTTCGAATGGTGGGGAGCAATAGAATTTTCCCTGACGCCCAACGCATAGTTGTGGGGCCGCGCGGCTTTTTGCGCGGTCCCGCACGAACGCCGGGTTATACGTCTTTTCCACGCGACCACGCAAAAAAAGGCCAAACAGTACCGCCAGACCGGGGCTATAAAAAGCCCTGTGCGCGGCTTTACAACGATGACCGGGGCGATGGCTTGGGCGATGAAAGTTGGGCGCACGGTCATCATCGAATTTGAGGCTGGTAACGCCCATAAGCTACCAGACCACCACAATGATTTTGGAGAGGCGTGGTGGAACGACGGGGACGTGACAGACTGGCGCTGCGCGTTTTCAGCGAACGGAGACGCATAACGCTGGCGTAACCGGCGCTGAGCTTGCGAAGCGTCCGCGTTGACGCAAATGTTAGACATGGAGCGACGATGAAAGTAAAAGACTGGCACGAACCGAAAGAACAAATGTGCAACCTCGGACGCCACAGCTGGAGCGTACCGCGCCTGTTTGAGCTTGCGCGAGAACTGCCGGTGATGGACGTTCCGCTCAACCACCTGAGCCTCTACTACACCTACGAAAAGCTCACGCTGCGCGAGATGGTTACTCACATGAAAGCCGTGAACGCTGCCGACCTCGAAAAGCCGATCATCTTGGACGAGGATGGCGAATTGATGGACGGCAGGCACCGGCTGATGAAGGCTCTGCTTACCGGAGCAGAAACGATCAAGGCGGTACGGTTTGACGATAACCCATCGCCGTGCCAAGTGAGAGATGCCTAACGACCCGAATTAAGCGGCGGCGTAGCCGTCCGCTTGGATGACGTGTTAGGCGGCACCCCACATGGATACGAAAATGCACAACGACGAAGTAGAAAAGTTTGAGGCGTGGTTTGAACAACGCAAAAAGGAATCTTGGGCGGCGGCGCTGTTGCCCGGAGAAAATAAGCCATGCCCACAGAACTGGAGCGCAGCATACAAGCCGTATTTCCGTGAAGCATGGCTTGCACGGGCGAATCTTGCCACCTAACGGCGTTGAGCTAAGGGGCGAACCGCGCAGCGGTGAGTCCAGCGAATGAAAGGAGCGACCTTGAGCGAATTGTTAGCCATGAAGCCAACGTGTAGGAACTGCGAAGCCGTATTGGAAATTGATGAGATTCATTACTACGACCACGGTGATGGAACCGCAACCTGCAACAATTGCGAAGCCGATTGGCTGGCAGCGATAAACGCTTGGCGGAGTGGTCGCGGCGGTGATGAGCCACCTCTGCCACCGTAATGGCTAACTACTAATATACACCAATAAAATACCTAAAATTTTAGCAGACACATGGCGGCCAAAAAAGAATTGTATTTGATGCGCGTGACAAAGGGCGCTCTTGAGCCAGCAGACGGGTATACAAGATCCCTGCTGCGGGCGAAGGGATACAAAAAAGGTGACTCGGTATTTGTCAGCATCACCAAGCCACGCAACCCCGGATACCATAGGCTGGCTCATTCTCTAGGCGCCATTATCGCCGAAAACGTGGACGCATTCGCAGGGCTGGACGCGCACGCCGTCCTTAAGCGGTTACAGCTAGAGGGTAATATTGAGTGTGACGAGATTGCGTTGATCTTCCCAGGCCTTGGGCCGTGCGCGTACCGTGTGCCTAAGAGCTTGAGCTTTGCGAGCATGGGGCAGGATCAATTCGAGGCGTGCTATCTTGCGATGTGTCGGCATGTGTCGTGTCAATATTGGCCGTTGCTGAGCGCGGACGAGGTTGCAGAGATGGCGGAGGTTATGGCTAACGAGTGATATCACCTGTCCTTATTTCGGAGGTGTTGAGTTTTAGCGAACGCCGTTTTGACGTGTGATATCACGATCCCCCTTAAATGCTCTGGTACTTTTTCAAGGGCGGCGACTCTCTCCGCCCTGTCTTTTATCAGGCAGATATCGGCTGCGTAATGGCGTGGCCTCATTTCGGCCATGCTGCATTCAGCTCCCGCACTTGGGCGGCACACTGGCCGTACTTTCCGAGTAGATCAATTGCCCACTCACCCCATGCGTCATAGTCTGGCGCGGGCTTATCGACTGGAGGGCACGGCGCTTTCAACCGGCTGTCCAGCACGGGCGGCGTTGGCCTCATCAACTGCGGCGGAGAGGAGGCGCACCCGCTCATCATCAGGAGCGCAGCCAGCGACAAGAGGAGCCGATTTTGTAGCGCGGCCAAAATTCGTTTTGATAGTTTCAATTTTGCCTCCAAGTGCATCTTGCGCAGATATCAGGCGCGTGGCGGCGTCATTGATGCGCCGGGTGGATATTGCCATATCCGCGAGTGTTGCAACTGCCTGAGCGGCCCGTGCGTCGGCTGCGGTGGCCTGCATGTCGCTGATCACGCGGTCTTTGATGAGTCCCTGAGCATACCATCCGGCCCCGGCCCCTGTAATGGATCCGATCAGTAGTGCCGCCCCGATAGCCTGCGCATATGGCAAAGTTATCAAGTGGCTTTCTCCTCTTCGGAAGGCTTGCCATATTTCAGCGAAAGAAATTTACTGGCCGTTGCCGATGCGCCGACAGTGCCGAGATAGATAAAAAATACCTCTGGGAAAATAACGCTGCTGGAATCGGCGGTGATGAGAACACCTGTGGCGCTCGCATAAGCCACATTGGCCCACAATTTTGTATGACTTACCTGGCCTGTCGCCGAGTCGGTGATGAGATCACGCCAGTTCACGGGGCATCCTTAAAGGACTGTATACGCTCATCGACGATCTTCAAAAGATCCGACAGCGGCACACGCATATCCTTGAGCCGCTCAATCCCTGCGTCCAGCACCTCGCCATGTAACTGGGATAAAATCCGGAACGATTTCTCAGTAATAAAATTCGTCGTGTCTTTCATGCAAGCACCTCTTTTGCCGCTTCCCACCGTGCCAGCCTATCATCAAGACCATTCAAGCCGCCGTTGATTCTGCGTGTGATGCGCTCGAATTTCCCTGCATCAGCAAGATCATTTAGACCCCTGGAGTCCCAAAACCATGCTGCCGATAATGACGCCCATTCCGCCGTTTCAAGCAATTCTGGTCGCTCGACGAAATCCCTTCCCAGCGCTTCACTCACCTCGACATAATTTGCACGCCCAGTAATCTGGATCAGGCCGCGCCCCATAAAGAGTTTTCCGTCGCCCCTCTGAGTGTTGCCCAGATCCTTGCGCCCCTCATATTTGATCTGCGCCGGTGTCGGCCCCCATATCTCACGCGTGTAGCGCAGTCCGCCGGATTCGTGGCCGATCTGGGCGAGGAACGCGGATTGTCTACGCGGCGTAGTGATATCGTAGGCAAGCATGGCTTTATTGAGCCACGATGCAAACACAGACGCCCGCGATATCGGGCCGCCTGTTGATTTCGCTATTTGCGTAACGGTTAGTGTCATGCCCTTACCAATCCCCACCAGCGCCACATAGCGCGTACATATTATCCGTAGCGATGTCATGCAGTTCATCAACGTCTGGCGATTGCGGCATATCCGCCAGCCGTGACATTATAGTCCTTAACTGCTCAACATTCGCTACTGCTATCTCGTCGAGCAGTGATTCTCTTTCTTCCGGCTTCATCAGTGTCTCCGTGAAACCCCGTCCTTTAGGGCGGGGAACAGTTACTTCCTGTCTCGCTTTATTTCGCCTTCGATTGCTGACAGCTTGCCCATAACCATCATCTGGAACGCCTCGAATTTATCATCGCGCCCACGGATATCTTGCGTAAGCTGCGTGATCTGCCCCTTGAGGTGGCTTATCTCAAGATCGTTTTGCTTGCCCGTGGAATACATCAGAATCAGCGCTACGGCAATACCTGGGATACTCGTCTCAATCAATCGCGTAATCAATGGCCTGTTCCTCTGGTCTCCACGAACGGCCATGCCGATGAATGGAATAAAATCTAGTATGTGATATTCAGGTCTCATAAGATCACCACCAGCCAAGTGTTGTTGAATAGTTGCTGGTCAATCATTTCTCGGTTTCTGTATTGGGTCGAACAGGTTGTACACGAAAGCCACGCACGGCCAGAAGAGCGCCGCTGCTGTCATTATATACCATGGAGGCAATGTCTCTCTACCGATGAGCGCCAATAATGTCAGGCCCGTGATGAGGGCGACGGCGGACACCTGCACGTCGTTTGTATTGCATGCTGCTTTAAGCCGTTTCATCAATAATGACATCGACTGCCCCCTTATGATTGATGCTCCAGATATCCACTTCAGTCCATCATCATTATGAACGTACTTATCATATCAGTCGATGCAGCGTCTGTTCCTGAGGTCGTCCCAATCTGGAAATCATTTAGGCCTTTATTGAAAATCTGGGCGCGGGCAACAGCGAAGTTCTCCTCGGTGCCTGGGATAACCGTGTAAGTCTTGGTATTTAGGTTATGGGTGATCGTGTATAAACCAAGACTGGCTCTAAGCGACGTCCACCCTGTAG